TCAGGATTTTTTTGGTAGGTGTTCATAGTTGTTTTTGTTTGATCTGTTAAGAGTACAACATTTTCACATTCACCACCTTTTGCTGCATGAATGGTAGATAATTCTATTCTAGGTTTTTTATTTAATTTTTCTCCATTAGATCTCATTTTTCTTAAATAATTTACTCTTTGTTGACCGGCATCATTGAAAGCTTCAAACCAAACTGTGTTAGTTTTTAATCCGTGGTCCTTGGTTAGTGCATCAATGCCATAGAACGACCCTTTAACCATTCCTTTTAATTTATTCTTGTCAGCGTGTTCCGGATTCATGTAGCTATATATTTTTTCAATTTGTTTATAAGATAATAATTGTCCCTGTCTTAAATGTTCCCAGTCTGTAACTGCTTCTTGCATATCTTTCTCATAATTTCTTTTATATCTATTTTCATAGTATAATCCTTTACGATATAAAATATCTTCTATTTCTTTTAACATGTATTTGGTACGAGCTAATACTAACCAGTCACCAGAAGACATATCCACTGAATCTACATCAAAATATCTACGTAAACTTCCTTCATTAGTTTTAGGTTTCCAATTTTTATCTATTCTATTTCTAATTCTATTTATTATACCCATAGCTAGTTTATGAACTTTCATAGGTATTCTATGTGATTGAATAAGAGGAAGATTTATCATTTGATCTTGCAGAGCTATAAAAGAATCTACATCAGCACCAGCCCATTTAAAAATAGCTTGATCATCATCCCCTGCAATAAAGGTATCTTCTGTTTTATTCCAAATAGTTTTTGTCATATCCCATTGCATTAAGGACAAATCTTGTGCTTCATCAATAAATACAACATCAAATTTTGGAGACTTATCTGATCTTATAAATTCTAAAATCATATCGTTAAAATCAATTAAGCTGTATTCTTTTTTATAACGCTCTAATTCCTGTGCAATAATATGAAGTTTATCTCGTTCTAAATCTTGAGTATGTTCCTGCAAATCATATTGTTGGTAAGGTGTAATGTTTCTCACCTTAGCTAAATTAATAATTTGTAAATATTCACTATCAGATGTAAAAATTCCATGATCTTCTTGATGTTCGGCGTAAGCTACCGGAAACCCCAGCTTCTTTCCAAGATCTCTATAATGTCTTGGCTGCATCACTTGATCTTTTTTTAATCCTAATTTTCTAAATGCTAATGAGTGTAGAGTTCTGAAATATGGAAGATCGTCTTCAGTTAAATTAAATTTTTTAATTGCTTCATCTCTAGCATGATATGCAGCTTTTTGTGTGAAAGCAAAATAACCTACTCTGTCCGGATCGGTTTCTTTTAAATAATCATCCACCTTATTTAATAGTGTAGTTGTTTTACCTGTACCCGGTGGTCCTAATACTATTGTTTTCATTTTCCCCTACCTCTTTTACCATCTCTGTCATATGCTCTTTTATTATTTTGTGATGGAGTAACCCATTCTAAATTATGAGGCATATAATTAAAATGATTATTGTCTAGATGATCTATTATATATTTTTTTTCAAAATCATCATTTTTTAAAAACGCTAGTCCCACTATTTTATGTAAAAAACATTTAAGAGAGAGTTGTTTGTTTCTAAGATAAATATTTAAGTGCGGATATGGGGCGTCTTTACCACATGTTAAAGTACTTTGTTTTAATATTCTCCCCTTAAAAGTTTTTATAACCGGAAAGACAGGTCCTAACTCTTTCATAAAAGGATTTATACCCCCTGTTTTATATATAAAATATGTTTCTTTAGGTAAAGTATCAAAAGAATTTTTTCGTGTTTTCAGTGTGGGTAAAGTAGATAAATCTACTTTTTCTTTTTCTAAAATAATTTGTTTAGGATCTTCCCAAAGAGGTAATTGTTCCCGACTCATTAAAATACATCTTTCGGTTTAAGTTCTTTTTGAGGATACTCTTCTTCTTTTTTATCGAACTGTCTTACTCTAAACACTGAGGTTTTATCTTTACCAATTCTTTTATCTTCACAATTACAAACTTCTTTTAACATTTGTGCAGTTCTAGAATAATTAACATCCCATCTCTGTCTTATTAAAAACTGATTGTAGAATTTACTAAAGATAAAATGATGATATCCTTCGTTAGTCCATACACCCCCACGTTTAAGATCACTCATTTCAGTACCAATATGTCTATTTAAACAAAACTCTTCTAAATGATTTTGTAGTTGATCATTAGTTGTTACACCTTCTGGTGGTTCTACAGGTTCGTGATTCTTCATCAGTGGATTTATAATCATGTCCCAATCTTTTGGTTTAACTGTTGGTGGTTTAAAATCTAATTGTTCCATAACTGCTTCTTGGAATAAGTTCTGTTGTTTTAAAAACTTAACATTTTCTAAATACAATCGTTCTCCATCTACGTTTAGATAATAATATGGTTTTTCTAATTTAATTTTTTGTAAATCTGTTAATGCTGGAAATACAATCTCTTCTCCGATTCCATACTTACGACTCTTACATAATTTTTTATCACAGAGATTACACATTGGAACATCATTACATTTATAACCCCAATCTTTTTTCTCGTGTTGTTTTATAATTCTATTTAATCCGACATCGTCATAAATTGGTTTAACATGTTTCTCATTAAATAAAGAAACTTTCCCCTGCCAACCTGACGGCCATTTCTTTTTAGCATAAACAGTGTAATGAAATAATGCATTATCTCGTCCACCTTCTTCAATATTATTTGCTGCCATAAGTTCTATGCACGGAGGCCCGTCAGAAAATTCTGACTGGGGCCTCTGTACTTTTACGAGACCAACATCTAGTTGTTTTACATTATTATAGATCTCGTAAAATTCTTGTAAGTTCGCTGCTGTACCATCGTCTTTGAAAGCATATCTTAAACTATCATCACCATTAAAGTATGGTAAGTTTAAAAAGTTCCCTGTGTCATCTTGTGATTTTAATCGGATTTGTTTTGGAAAGACTTCTGATCCGCCGTAGCCTAGTAGTGTTTTTATTTCTGTAAGTTTATCTCTCATTCTTTCTGCGTCTACCGGAGCCTCTGAAAAGAGAAACACATGAGCGCCACCGCTCTTTGACCTACATACCACCAGAGGTAATTTAAAACTTTTTATTTTTTCTATTAATTTTTTGTGATCAAATCCTGCATAGGAATCTATATCTACACATCCCCACACACATTGATTCTCATCGTTAATTGGAATTATTCCTAAACTTTGTGTACCTTGTAAATGTTTTAACCAAAGTTCATCTGTAACTGGTTCTCTTACTACAAAAGATTGTCCTTTAACTTTTTCGCCGTTGTTGTTAATTGGACCAATCTTCGTGCAACCATGGGCTCTTTTTAAGCCTTTAAATATATCTCTAAAATTTCTTATTCTATCTTCAATCATATAATTCTCTTTTTAAATGGGCGAATTCACTCTCGCTCCCCCGCCCATTACCTAGGATTCGTTAATACGGTGTTGAATCTTTGTTTTCAGATCCGTGTTTAATTTCCACCTCACCTTTACCAACTCTTTCAGCAAAGTTTTTGGCTACTTCGTAAACACCTTTATCTTCAACGGGTCCAACTTTAGACACTTCCCATCCAAACCATGTTCCTTTGTCATTTGACATCTGAACAGTCTTTAGATTATAAATGTGGCTATATGTTGGCGGCGTAAACAAACCGTTCTTACCTTGTAGTTTAAGACCCATCATGATTGAATTCCATTTACGACTAATCTTTAATTGAGTAGCCTTCATAGATATCAATGCTGTTTGTGGACTCTTACCTAAAAGAATTACAAAATGATTTGCAGTATTCTCTAGATAATTACCATTAGGTAAACGATCTTTATATGATTTATCTCTAGTAGTTGTTTCAATAATACCACTTTCGGCATTATGAATTGCTACTGGAGCGCCTTTTCCCTCACCTCTATCTTGCCATTCTACGTATTTTCTTTCGTAGTAAACTGGCAAAACATCTATCCCCTTTGCACCATCAAACAATTCGTTTGTGACACTGTTGAGAATCATTCCAGGTTTAGCACCTTGAACGTGTTTCCCATCCCTTTCATTAACTTCAGGAGATAATTGTCCTAAAACTTTCAGAAATGGTAACGCAAGATCATCCTGCGTCATATTCTGAGAGCCAGCATTTGCATCTGCTTCGAATAAATTCGTTGCTAATGCACCTGCATTCGCTTTTTTAGCTATTTCTTGGTTCATGTTTATTGTTTCCTTTTTATTGTTGTTTTATTTCCAACAAATATGTTGAAAAGTTCCGTTGGCATGTCTTTACCTGCCTCAATACGCTCACGGACTAACGCTTTCAGAGTCATGGGTTCTACCTTCAACTTTTGTTGTGGTTCTAACCCTTGACTCCTCGCAAGGTCTGCATAACTGCTCGCCTTGTTATCTTCGTTACAACCAAATGAAACGGAGATTTCGTTTTTAATGATATCTCCTAGGCCGTTGTTTCGAAGCCAGTTAAACGCCGCTTCTCTATTTGCTATAGTGATGTTGGCGCTGTAATTAGGTTTAACATCTACTGAAGATCCATCCATAAGTTTAAGATGGGATAAACCCATCTCACTCATCATTGTTGGGATAACCTCTCCAGATAAATGTTCAAATTCTTTTTTGGTATT